AATTTGTAACCCCAGGAACCGTTCGCAGCAAGTGATCCGCTGATCTTCACGGCATCGCCGACGCTGGTCGTGATGGACGCGTCGAGCCACGCCGGCCCGTAGAAGTACCGCGCCGTCGCGTCCGAGCTCGGGTAGAGGTAGACCTTGATGCCGTCCGTCGAGTCGGCCGCGCTGAAGATCGACGCCGTGGCCGAGTCGTCGTAGAAGCCCGAGAACTGGCCCTGGACGTCCTTCAGCCCCTGGACGTACGTCTTGTTCGCGTCCCCGAAGGCGGTCACCTCGACGCGGTCGGTCTGGAAGTTCAGCGACCACTCCGACAGATTCGCGACCGAGACGGCCGTGCCCGTGCCGCTCGTCGAGAAGTAGACGACGCCTTTCCGCCCGTGATACTTCGCCATGCTCCTGGCTCCTGCGCTGCGTCGGCAGCGTCACGAGCCGGGCGGCCGGTGGCCGGTGGGCATCGGTGCGAGTGCGTAGCCGTGGCCGCGTCTGCGGCGAGGGCGTCGTTCGGTGGGACGCGAGGCTCATACCGCGGCCTCGCGTACCCAATCTTCCCATGCTTTGAGCATGCCCTTCGCCAAGCGAATGAGCTGCTCGTGCAATCGTCGGGTGGCCGGCGTCATGCGGCCACCTCACGCGTGGCACCGTGCTGCGCCAGATGCCCCAGCATCTGCGCCGTGCGCGCGACCCAGGTCTGCCCGGCGACACGCGCGCGCGCCGCCTCGGCGCGTGCCTGGCGCTGCGCGTCATCGGCCAAGGCCTCGAGCACGCGCGCGGCGCATTCGTCGGCCGTGGTGAACGTGCCGACGCTGTCGCCGAAGATCTCGGCCACCTCCGCGCGCGCATCCGTGATTTGGTAGCAGCCGGTCGCGGCCAGCTCGTACGCGCGCGGGTTCAGCGACTCGGCGTGCGTGATCCGCTCGCTGGGCCCCATCCAGACCGACGTGCGGTGCAGGTTGAGCCCGACCTTCGCGCGACGGTAGAGCGCCGCCGTCATGGCGTTCTTCGTGTAGCCGCCGCGGACGTGCGGCTTCAGGACGCGCCCGGCGACGGTGCGACCGTCGATGGCTTCGGTGCCGCCGTAGAGCGCCAGGTCGACACGGTGCGGCCGCAACGCCAGGGCCAGATCGGCCAGCCAGTCGATGCGTTCGTTGAAGTAGGTGCCACAGAACACGACGTCATGCGCGGGCACGGAGGCATCGAGGGCCGCATCGGCCACGGCGTGCACGCCAGGGTGCCAGGCATGCGGCACGTACCACACGTGCGGATTCGCGATCCGCAGCTCGTCGACGGCCGACCGTTCGTTCGTCCAGGCAAGGTCGACGGCTCGAATGAACGCCTGCTCCTCGCGCATGTTGTAGGGCGACTCGGTCAGCAGGCAGGCCACCTTGATCCCCGCCGAGCGCAGCATCAGGACGAAGTCCGGGTGCTGATACATGCCGCTGACGAGGATGGCCCACGCCGTGCCGTGCACCAGACGCGCCCGCAGCGCGCGTTCGAGAATGCCCACGTTCGCCTGATAGAGGATGTCGGCCGGCGTCGGCTTCGGCCGGGATCGCTTCCCGGCGTCCCAGACGGCCATCAGTGTGCGCCCGGCCGCGTCGATGTGCGCCTCGGTGGCGTAGGGGATGACGGTCACGCCGCACGCCTCGAGGCCGTGCAGGAGCCCCGACGAGACGTCGGCCACGGACATCGAGGCGCCTGGATGCCACAGCACGACGGACGCGATCGCGGGCGCCATCACTTGGTCGCCTCGAATCGCGGCATGTTCCAGATGAACGGGGACGGTAGCTCAGACCCACGTTCCTTCAAGATGAACGGCAACCGACCGACCTGGTATCTGGTCCACCGCTGCGTCGTCGAGTCGTATTCGATGACACAATGACAGCGGAAGCAGGTGAATCTCCAATTCACAAGCTGACCGATCTCGGTCTTGTCGACGCGAATGTGCTTCTGTTCGCCGCATCCGCACGCGACCGACATCTGTGGTGCGCCGCTCACTTCGTCGCCTCCACGAGGTAGCCCGTCGAACCCTGCACGATGCCGGCGAAGCCCCATCCTTCGGCCTGGCGCAGCAGGTGGTAGGCCGCGGCGCCGCTCGTCGACCAATGGCACCCCTTCACGCTGACGGCCGAGAACGGCCGGCACAGGAGGCGCCACGCCTGCTCGGTGAACCGCCAGTAGTCCGGGTAGAAGTCGGTGTGGTGGTCCGGCCACAGGAACGGCGACGTCAGGAGCGCGAGCCCGCCAGGCACCAGCGACGCGTGAATCGCGCGCACGGCCGCCATCGGGTCTTCACAGTGCTCGAGCACCTCGGTGCAGATCACCACATCCCAGCACGCCTCGCCGAGCAGCCCTGGCGTCAGCATGTCGCCGTGAATGTCGGCCGCGGTGTCGTCGGCGCCGAGCGTGCGATAGCCGGGCCCGACCCAGTCGCGCCGGTCGTAGACGCCGATGTCGAGCACGCGCAGATCGCGCGGCGTCGGCTGGAGGCGCGACCAGACCCAGTGTTCGAGCTGCAGCCGGTGGAAGTCTGGGTACTCGAACGTCAGCCCGGGCGTCTGCTGGCGCCACTCGAGCAGGCGGGCGTATTCCGCGCAGTCGGGTTCACCGACGACGATGCGGTCCACGTGGCCGTTGCTGAAGGTCGCGATCATTGGACCCAGACCGCGACGATGACCCGCCGCTGGTAGAAGAGGGTGCCGTCGACATCCTCGACGGTCGGGCGCTCAGCTTCGACGAAGCGGTTGGCGGTGTAGCCAGCGAGCCCGGCGTACGTCGCATGCGTAGTCAACGTGTCAGCACACTGGTCCGAGACCGCATCGACTTCCTTCGTGCCGCGGTAGGTCGAGACCGTCATCGCCATCACTTCGACCGACCGTGACGCATCGTCATCGAACGTCTCGAGCACGGGAGCCTCGCGACCCGCCATCACCAGGACGTAGGGTGCTTCGGTGTCCTGGGGCACGTGCGTGTAGACCTTCGACGTGCCGCCGAGCAGCGTCGTCAACGTCGCGTCGGCGCGGAGCGCGTCGACCGCCGCGTTGACCACGTCGCGCGATCGCAGGCCCGCCATCAGGCCACCACCTCGACCAGGTCGAGTTCCGTGCCACCCTGACGCCCGATCTCACGGACGCCCGTCACGTCGAACGTCTTGGTGCCGACCACGAGCCGCCAGGTCGACACGACATCCGACCGATACCGCAGCCGGGCCCGGTGCGACGCCTGCCCCATCAGCGCCCCGGCGCGCAGCGTCTCGGTCTGGCTGATCGGATCGAGCGCGAGCCACGTCTCGCCCTCATCCGTCCAGGTGACGCTCTGCCCGCCCTCTCCGTCGTCCGTCGTCGTGGGCGAATACAGTGTGCCGCGCCGGTCGAGTTCCCCGGCCCGGACAGCCGCCGTCGCGCCGTTCGTCGTGCGCGCCATCAGCCGATCCCCAGCGAGATGCGGTAGGGCGCAAGCTTTTCGTAGACGGTGGCTGGCAACTGCGCCGCCGATCCAGGCAGCCCGCCCACGACGTCGTCGCCACGGAAGCCGTAGGACCAGGCCACGACGTGGAGCACGGCTTCCACGATGGGCGCCGGGACATCAGTCGCCGATGTCCATCCCGCGACGAACCTGATGCTGATGCCCGCGTAGCGGCGCACATAGGTCGGCCACCACGCGAACGAGCTCAGGCAGAGGCGTCCCGGATGCGACGCGGTGTCGACGTAGTAGTTGCTCGACGACATCACCGTCGAGTTTCCGTACTCGTCGGTCGTGGTCAGGCTGGTCACGCTCGAAACCGGCGACCGCGGCAGCGCGATATACGGAGGCTCCGATTCTTCGGAACAGGGGAACTCGTCGAACGTCCAGTCGAGCGTCTGCGTCAACAGCGCGAGTCCGCAGTAGTCCTCGACCAGCGCCGTGGCTTCGGCGATCTTGCGCTGCACCTGGTGATCGTCGTCGCTGATGTCGATGCGCGCATGCGCCTTCACGTCAGCGACCGACACGACCTGGATCGTCGGCGCCACGACCGTGACGAGTCCTCCGATCATCTATCCGCGCCTCCGGGGACGGGACTTGATCTCTGGCGCTGCGGAGACGGCCGCGGCCTCGATAACCTGGACGGCCTTCCCCGAGCGGAGCCACTGCTGTGCGAGCACCTCAGGCACATCGCATTCCTGGCCTACAGCCAATGGCCGGACGATGCCGGCGTCTTGGATGGCCCGAGGCACTCGCAACAGCACCCGCATGGCGGTGGTTAGAACGTCCGGGCCGCCAGGCCCTTGAGGACCGACACGGCGATCGGCGTGCCGGTGCCGTGGGTGCCGGAGAAGTCGGCCAGCACCTTGAGGTAGCGCTTGCCGCCGATGTACTCGACTTCGGCGATCGTCGCCGCGGCGTGCGCCGCGATGAGCGACCGCACGATGCCGCCCGTGCCGACCGAGCTGTCGGCGTTCGTGCCGAGCAGCACGTCGCCGGAGGCCACGGCCGTGTAGGTCGAGTCGTCGTCGGAGTGCGTCACCTTGAACTCGACCTTGTTGGTCGTGTCGAAGGTGATGCCGCCCACGCCGACGGCGATGCACAGCTTGGCGCCTTCGAATCCCTGGAGGTCGATGGCCGTCGGCGTATTGTCGGCCGCCAGCGTGGCCGG